TGCGCCCAATCTTTCACAGGTGTTCTGTTATAACCATCAACAATAACAACAGTTCCATCAGCTTCTCTTGCAAGTTGATCTCTGTTTATTCTTGACAAAACATATTGTGGGTCATGTACCACATCAGCTAATGCACTGACAGCAGGGGCTTCCACTTCAAGTTTTCTTTTTTCTTCCTCAAGTTCCTGTATTCTTTTGTTTTTGACTGCCTCTTGTTCCCGATATTGAGATGCAAGTTTTTCTCTTGCCTCTTCATATTTACCCTGTGCCTCTAGTTCTTCCTGTTCTTTTTTTTGCTTATAGGCAATCAAGGCATTTACATCAACATCTGGAGGGATAGCTTTCCCTGCTTCTTTTGCTTTTATATTCTGATCTAATAATTTTGCATTATTAGCTTTTAGCTTTTGTAACTCTTCCTGTAAAGCTGCATATTGTTCAGGAGAAGGGTTTGGCTTGATTGGCTCTTCTGACATAAAAAATCTTAATATTTATTTATAATATTATCGTGAAAATTACCATTTGACCTTATGTGACCAAAATAATGGTG